TCAGTCCATTACTAAATCATCAATTTTCACTTCCAGCTCGATGCTGGTTGTAAATCCGCTATCCGGGTTTACCGTGTGCGTTAACGTGGTGATGGTCCAGCTGACATCATCAATGGGTTGTTTAAAGCCGGTGACCTTCACGGGCATTTCCGTATAGAGATCCGCGCGGCCTTGTGCCAGCTGCAGGGAAAATGACGCCACACCACGCTGCAGCCGCTCCCAGTTCATTTTTGCTGCACGCTCCGCATTACTGCGGTTCGCATAGGTCCGGTTCAGAACCAGCACGTTCTCATCCGTCCCAATCAGGTAATCCCCCTGCTTTGCTTCTGGCTCTTTTGGTTTTGTCGTCTTCCGGCGGCGCTTCACTTTGGTGGTTTCTTTTTTCTCCGGTTCGCGCGTATGCAGCCAGTGAGCAATCACCCCGGTATACGCTCCCCTGTCCGCCAGGCTGAAGCGGTGACTGTCACCATCCCGGCGGGTAATAGTGATGACCGGCAGCGCTTTACCGCTGGCCGTTTTCCCCTGCCCCTGCCGGATAAACAGCAGGTTACTATCCTTCACCGATGCAATCGCGCCGTACTGCCGCGCCAGCTTCATCAAAAAGCTGGCGTCGCTTTCATTGGTCTGGTCCAGGTGATCCAAAACCTGCGCCGCTACATCTTTACAGATGGCAACCTTCAGGCTGTGCCGCACGGCAATCTCCTTCACCACCTCGCCCACCGTCGTTTTATGCCACGACTTTTCACGCCGTACATTCAGCGTCTCCCTGAAGTCTGCGCTACGGGCACGGATTGTCAGTCGGTCCGGGCTACCGCTGTGCTCTATCTCATCAACGGTAAAATTCCCTTTTGAAAACAGCGGCTCGCCTTTCCACCCCAGAGCCAGGGAAATCACCGCGCCACGACGCGGCATAATTACCAGTCCGTCGGCGTCGTCCAGCTCCAGATCGAGCTGGTCGGCTTCAAATCCGCGGTTGTCGGTCAACGTCATACCCAGCAGGCGCTTATCCAGCGTCTGCGTTGCATCCTTGCCTTCTATCACGATGCGAAAGGCCGGGGTTTTGCTGAGGTTGAGTAAATCAGTCATCTCGCTCACTGCAGCACCCCTCCTACCATGGTCCTGATATTCCCTACCGCTGCCGATGCGGAATCCTGCAGGCTGCTAAGCTGGTCGCTCAAGCTGCCGAACATTTCGGACAGTGACTCATCAACACGCTTCAGCCCCAGCGAAAACTCTATTTTTCTTGCTTCACCGCTGGCGAAAAATTCCGTTTTCGTCTGGCTCAGGTTTTCAATCACGTACATACCGTAGATAGTCCCGCCGCCCTCGATTAGCGGCCAGGCCTTTCCCTGCTCCGCCATCAGCTCCAGCGCCAGCAACGACAACCGGCCGCCGGTCACTTCCGGCATGAGGACGCCGGAGAGCGTCAGCTGATCGTTATCTGGCCCCAGAAACTGCGTTGTCGGACGGCGATTAACGCGGTTGTTGGTCACGTGCCGCCAGTTTCGCTGATACTGCAGTTGCTGATAGGGAACCGTGCGCAGCTGAAACACAAACAAACCCAGAACCATCATCATGAATCATACCCCCCTTGATCGCTGAAGTTGCTGCGGGCCTTAGCCCTCATGCGGCGCTCGCGCTCATCGAGCTGCCGCGCGACCTCCCGCGCAATATCCTGCGGACTCTGTCCCGGCTGCGCCTGGATAATGATTTGTGCCTGGGTTTCAAACTGGAATACCGGCCGCGTGCCTGCCGGTTTCTCTGCTGCAGGGCGATATGATGCTGCTGGCAGACTCATTGGATGAAGCGGCGCGACCTCTGCGGGCATAGCTCCCCCCATCATTCCGGCCACAACGGACGCCAGCGCCGCCGTCCTCCGGCGGCTGGTCACATAGGCCGGACCGTTAATCAGCTCCGGGCCATTCTCGCCAGCAATGCCCACCTGCCCGCGTGGAATATAGCCGCCACTGTCATACATCCCCGCAAAGAATCCGCCAGTGCCTTTCTGCTGGGGTACGCCTGGCGATTTGTCTCCGCCGGTCATCCAGTCCGGCAGGTAGCTTTTCACCGATGCCAGCTTGCTCTTGAGCATTTCCCACTTCTCATTGATACCGCTCAGGATGCCGTCAATGATCGCGCCGCCCACCGCTTTAAACTTCGCGGGCAGCGCGGCAACATCACTCAGAATTTCGTCCCATTTGCTGCTTATGGTCCGCTTAATCACATCCCATACCTTGGATACCCCTGACGAGATGGCGTCCCACATTGCGGTGAATTTTGGCCCCAGTGTTTCCCAGTTCTGCCAGATATAAATGGCTCCCATCGCAATCAGGCCTATTATCGCCAGAATGGGGTTAGCCATCATCAACCTGCCCAGCCACAGGATCGCCTGGCCTGCACCGCCTATGACTTGCTTAATCAGACCAAAAGCAGAGGCAAATTTAATTCCCAGAACCCCAGCAATCACACGGACTATCGCCATCGGCCCCAAAATGGACGCCAGCGCCAGCGACAACACACCCGCAGCGGTCGCAACGACGGCAAACACGGCCGCAATCTTAAACAGCGCCGCCGTCAATTGCGGATGCCGTTTAACAAAACCATCCAGCGCGGACGCCAGATTACCCAGCCAGTCCGCAATATTTTTCAGTACCGGCGCGACGGTTTCACCGATGCTCGCCATGGCGTTGGTAAAGGAGCCGCCAGCGGCCTCCCATTTGTTGCCCAGGGTATTAAGGGACGCCTCGACGCGCTCGCGAAGGGTTGCCTGGTTCTCCAGTTTTGTCACGGTTTCGCGATAGCCCGCTATCCCTTTTGTGATCATGATGTTCAGTGCCTGCAGGGTTTCCGCGTCATCACCAAAAAGGGCTGCTTTGACAGCCTGTTTTTTTCCATCGTCAGTGATTTGATTCAGCTTATCCAGTTGCTTATACAGGTTTTCCAGCCCCGCAAACTGGCCTTTACTGTTCTGAAAACTTAGTTTTATCCCCGTTCCAGCCAGCTCATCATTTGCCTTACTGATTTTTTTATTGTTCAGCGTGGCTTGGAAAATCTTGCGATAGGCGTTGCCTGCAGATTCCCCCGGCATTGACGCCTGGTCAGCCATAACCAGCAGCGGCGCGAAGGTTTTTGCGGCATCCAGCCCTTGCTGCTTGATAATGTCCATCGCGGCGCTGATTTTTGAAAACCCCTGCAGCATATTGCCTGGGTCTACGCCAGCATAAAAACCACGCTGGATAAGATCCATCAAGCTCATCATGTCTTTTTCGGTGGTCTGCGTGGCGTCCTGCAGTTTCGCGGCAAACTCTGCTGCATCTGTCGGGGCCATCTGAAGTTGCACGCCGAGGTAAGCGGCCGACTCACCCAGCCCGCCCAGGATAACCTGCGCCGACATGCCCTGACGACGTAACATGGTCATCATGTTTTGAAAGTCTGCCGTGGTGCCGGGCAGCCGGTCGCCCAGGGCGATCGCCAGCTTGTTAAGCTTCTCAAACTCCGGCGCCACCTTTCCGCCCGGCCCCATCATGGAGCCTGCCAGCTGGTTAGCCGCGTTCTCTGATTCCGAGTAGGCGCGAATGGGGGCCAGCAACGTCGCGCCCGTTGTCACGCCTGCGGCCATCATCCCGGCCCCGTTCCCCGCTAGGCTATTACGCACGTCGCGCATCTTCTCCGCTTTGGCCCTGACCGCATTCAGCTTGCGCTGGCGCTCGCCCACGTCCCGCAAGCGCCGCTCCTGCTCTGCCAGCTGCTTGTTATAGCGATCTGTTTCGCGGGTAATGCGTGCCGTTTCACGGGCACCGCCGCCCGCTGAGATGCCGAGGCGGTACAGTTCAGCCCTGGCTGCCGCCATCTGCCGCGTTTCCTGCCCCTGCTTTTGCTCCAGACGTGACACCGCCCGCCATTGCGTTTCAAGCGCCTGCGTCTGCTTTTTCGTGGGGGATTCCAGGGCTGACATTTCGCGGGTCATCATCTGCGCACGCAGCCGCGCCTGGTCCAGTTCGTTACTGGTCCGGCTCAGGCTCTGTGACAGTTGATCGAAGGATTTTAACTGGCCCCCTGCATCGTTCAGCCGTTTCAGCTGTTCGCGGGTCTGCCGGACAGCGGAGGCCAGCTCCTTAGAGCCAGCCTGCGCCATTTTTAAAGGGCGGGTGAGTTTATCAACCGCATTCAGAACCACCTGCAGACGCAGGTTTTTATCACTCATCGCTGGCCCCGCTTCGCATTATCGCTCTGTGCCGCCACTCCAGCACTTCCGTGAGCGGCATAACGTCAGTGACGGACGGCGGCCAGTGAAAGATCGTGGCGATATCCGCCACCAGGTCATCGACCGTCAGGCTGTCGGCAAATCGGCAAACGCCGACTTCGGCAACAAAAAAAGGACAACCTCGATCGACATTGCGGAAAGGTCCGCCGGGTCAAGGTCGGACATTTCCTGCGGGGTCAGCGTTGGTGTGGAGATGCGGGGGATCACGGTCATCATTGAGGCCACGTCCATCTCCATCACCGCCTGCAGGCGCGTGCCGCGCAGCGCGCCGGATTGCGGTTTACGCAGCACAATTTCCGTAATCGTGGTATCACCGCGCTTAATCGGGCTATCCAGCTTCACCGTTGCTTCTGTTTTTGCACTCATGTTCGCTTCCTGTTATGGGGTGGCTGGCGCGGCAGCCCGCGCCAGTGATGCATTAAAGGCCGATGGCGTTGCGGTGCTCTTCCATCAGGTCAACGCCATCAACAATTTCAATCATGTTGATCACATCGACCTCATAAAGCACTTCGCCGTTAATGGTCAGCTTCGCATAGGAGTTGGTGCTGCTGACTTTGGTGGTATTGCTCTCGCCGGTTTTCCACTCGCCGGAATCCACCTCTTTATGGCGTCCGCGTACAACCAGCTCAACGGCCTGCACCTCGCCGGTGTCATCTCGCTGGATAGAGCCTGTGAAGCGCATCTGCACCCCGTCCACCGTGGCCTTGCCCATCTGTTTGAACAACAGCGCTTCAGTGCCGCCGATGGTCATTTCCGTGTCCATAGCGCCATCATCCAGCCCCAGATCGATACCGACGGAACCGGGCATACCGCCACCGCGATAGTTCTCTAACTTGCGGGAAAATTTCGGCAGGGTGACGGATTCAGCAATGCCCATCCAGCTGTTACCGGCGTTGAAGATGTTCAGGTGTTTTAGTTTGCGTGGTAAGGCCATGAGTCCCCCTTATGCGCTTACGCGGGTGGTGAAATCCACCAGGTAACGGTCAGTGATGCGCTGGCGCAGCATCAGGTTTTCCAGTGGCGGCACTGGCGTGTAGTCGTAATCGATCCAGAGCTTCCCGGCCTTCAGGGTGTCTTTGTCGTTAACGCTGTCATCAATCCAGCAATCGCCGCCGATGAGGTAGCCCTGATTCACCAGGCTGCGCATTTTGGCGCGGATACCTTCGATAATGTCGCGGGCCAGCGACGGGTTAAGCGGCATATCCACCGCCCACATATGGCCCTCCGCCATGGTGTCAGCCAGTACCTGCGCGGTGCGGGTGTAGTTTTCAAACTGGAACAGCGGATCATCACTGAGGCAGCGGGAACCCCAGAAGCGGAAACCATCCTTGCGGATCAACGTGGTGACGTCGTTTTGGTTCAGCAGCCCGGCATCGGTTGCCGGGTCCTGCAGGTCCCAGAACACATCCGCAGATAAGCCTGTTACGCCGTTGACGCCCACGTTAGACAGGGTTTTGTGCCAGCCGGTCTGCTCGTCGATTTTGGCGCGCAATCCCAGGGCGCGGGCGGTGGCGTAGGCGGTCGCATCCGCCTGCAGCACCGTGTCAAAGTTGATGAAGTCAGGCCAGATAAGCATCCCTTCACGCTGGCTGAAGTTGTCGCGGTAGGCGATCGCATCCTCCACCGTCTTACAGCCGTATGCCGACATATAGGCAAAGGCCCGCAGACTCTGCGCCACGCTCAGCAGCTCAGTGGATACGGCCTGCGTATCATGTCCCGGCACGCCGAGAATGCGCGGCTTCACGCCCAGCTGCGACTGCGCCGAAAGTAACGCCTTCATGCCGGTTTTCTTGCCGTCCGCGGTCACGCCGCCGATGATGTTTGCGGATGTTTCCGCTTCGGTTTCGCCCTGGGCAACGCGCACCACTACGGTGACGGGTTTTGCCTGGTCTGCGATAGCGTCCAGTGAGCGGGCCAGCGTGCCGGACTCGCCCGCTTTACCGCTGGCAGTCAGTACATCGGTAAGCAGTACCGGCTTATTGAGCGGGAACATGGAGGCATCGGCATCATCGCCGGTGCACACCATGCCCACGATCGCAGTACTCACCGTCGTGATAGAGCGGGTGCCGTCGTTAACTTCTACAACGCGCACGCCGTGATGATAGTCTTGCGCCATGGAATGAATCTCCTGTTTAGGGGTTCACCCATGGTATGGAAATCATTCACCGCAAGCCGTTGATGCCAGTTGTACCGTGGTTGATACAACCGCAGGCAGAAAAAAAGCCCCGTTACGGGGCTGATTTGTTCGGGGTTTTACCTGTCCATCAGGAAACGCGGCTCCAGCACATCAGCAGAGTGTGAGCCTCCACCACGCTGAGCGATTTACCCTCGCCGAGGTTATCGGTTTTGCCGCTGACTGAGTGACCGTGACCTGGTACCGTGTATTCGTGGTCGTGCTCGCCTTCGTCAGAGGTATAGTTTCGCGTCCTGCGGCTGTCATTATCGGAGCCCACAATATAATTACTGTCCCAGGCCTCACCTGGCCCCGCCATCCCGCCTTTGTGCTTATGCCCGCCGCCTTTGCCGGTTCTCAGCTTTTGCTCCTCCACCTCAGAGGCTGAGCCGCTTACATCAATCTGCACGGCGGGAAGATTCGCTCGCTGCAGGGTGACCGTATCGCTGCCGCCGCTAGTGCCGACATTGGAGCCGTCCGCTTTTGCCACGCGGAGGGTTCTGTTCTCACCGGTATACGTCCACGTTGACCACGGGTAGCGCTCATTCGGGTCCACATGCTGGCTGTAAAACCGGACCGTGCCGACGGGGTTTTCCGCTTCCCAGAAATCACGGATAGCGGTGCTGACCGCTGAGGTGATGGCCTCCCGCGTCTCATTCTCCAGAGTGGAAACTATGTCATCGGCATAATCTTTGGCGTTGTTCCCCGCCCGGAGGACCTCTTCCACCGTCGCCAGAATCACTGACGGGTCCGCAATCATCTGCACATCGGCAGTCTGGCTTACCATCAGCCAGATGTTAATCACCTGGAAACGTCCCGACCCTTCCGCCAGAAGCGGCTTGTAGGATTCAGGCAGGTTCGCCACCGCCAGGCAGATGCCGGTCTCGTCAAAGAGTGCGGCCTCACGTATCCAGAAGCCCCCGGCCTGCGGCGGCATTATCATTTCGGCGCGGATAACATTTGCCGCCTGGTCGGCGATGACCAGGCGGTTCAACGGTGCGCGGTACTGCTCGTTAATCAGGGCGGTCTGGTCCGGGGACGGCAC